GGGGGTATCACGTGTTTCAGTTGCGGCTTCAAAGGGGATCTGGTTGCTGTTGTAAAAGAGTACGAGGGGTGTGGGTGGCGTGAAGCTTACCGACGCTGCGAGGAGATTACTGGAGGAGACAGTCACCCGGTATCAACTGGATCTGGAGCAGGTCGCCCCATATCTGAAGGCAAGAGGTTTCAGTCACGAGGCGGCGACTACGTTCCGGCTCGGCTACGTGAGCGGTGAACATGCTGGCGACAGCGACTACACCGGCAGGCTCGCCATCCCCTACCTGACACCCGCTGGTGTCGTGGACATCCGCTACCGATCCCTCACCCCTGACGGCCCGAAGTACCTGTCACGTCCAGGCGCGAAGACGAAGCTCTTCAACGTGAAGGATCTCCTCATCGAGTCCCCAACCCTGTACGTGACGGAGGGTGAGGCTGACTGCATCACCGCTTCAGCCATGTGTGGACTGCCTACGGTCGGTGTGCCCGGTGCGAACAATTGGGCGAACCATTTCAAGTTGCTGATGGCTGACTACAACCGGGTCATCGTGATGTGCGACGGGGATGAGGCTGGTCGCCAATTCGGGAAGACCGTGTGCAAAGAGGTCGATACGGCTGTGGCGGTGTCGATGCCCCCAGGTATGGACGTGAATGACGTGTATGTGTCGGCAGGCCGTCAGGCCGTGATCGAAATGGTGATGGTGTGAATGCTCCCTCAGGACTGGGAACTGCTACTCAGGCAATTGCAAGAGATGGGTTTGAGTGTTGTGAAGGTGGACAAGGTCAGGTATCTGGTCACCGTGTTCGTGCCACCACCGAAACGATGAAGCCCATTAATGCTGAGCTGGCGACCGAGGCTGTGCGCCTGGTCACGGGTGACAGGCAAGCCGCCTATGACCATCCGTCCGTGAACTTTCAACGGATCGCGGACCTGTGGTCCCCCATCCTAGGTGTTCGGGTGACCCCGCAGCAGGTGGCGTTGTGTTCTGTGCAAATCAAGATCGCTCGAGAGATCCACGCCCACAAGGCCGACAATCTTACCGACGCAATTGGCTACCTGCTGTGCCTGGATGCGTGCATTGATGGATAGCTCGGACTTCCCTGACGTGTCGGAGATGGTGGATCCCATCGTTAACGTGCATCTGGTCAGTGGGCATGTGATCAAGATGGCGCAGGTGTCCATCGTTGAGATCGCGAAACGACTCGAGCAGCACGGGTTCGTGTACCTCTCAGACGGAGAGGGGGCGTATGCAGTTTTCTTCCATCATGGAGTGGCGGCACTAACCGTGCCAGTTTTGACAGAGCGCGACTCATAATCTTTGGAGACACGAAACTATGCGCCGAATCTACACCATCAGTGATTTGCAAGTACCGTACTGCGACCGTAAAGCTGTCGATGCTGTAGCCCAATGCATCGCCGACACGAAAACCAAGGACGACATGGTCGTCAGCGTCGGTGACGAGATGGATTTTCAGACCATCAGCAAGTACGCGCAGGGCACGGAGTTGGAGTGGGAACGCAGCATCGGCAAGGATCGGGATCTCACGCATCAGATCCTCAAGGATCTTCAGGTGCAGCACATCTCGAGATCGAACCATTGTGATCGGTTGTGGTTGTCGATCACGCGCAGGCTTCCGGGCCTGCTCGGTGCCCCCGAATTGGAGTTGGAGAACTTCCTACGCCTCCCCGAATTGGGAATCACGTATCACAAGAAGGCTTTCAAGATGGCCCCGAATACCCTGCTCATGCATGGTGACGAGGCTGGTGTGGTGCAGGTTGCCGGCTCAACTTCAGCAGGGCTGGTTCGGCGCACAGGCATGAATTGCGTGATCGGGCACACTCACCGCCAGGGCTATCAACCGGTAACATTTGCTATCAACGGGGTCCAGACCCGCACCCTGTGGGGTATGGAGGTCGGGAACCTCGTAGACATGCGCTCGCCCGGCATGCAGTACACGAAGACCCACAACTGGCAGCAGGGCTGGGCAGTCGTGTACGTGGACGGTCAGACCGTCATCCCCCAACCCATCCCGATTATGAACAAGTCTTTCGTGTTCGAGGGGGTGCAGTACTCATGGCGGTAGCCGAAGCCACGGTCACCGATACGGAAATCCGTATCGCCAATGGTGTAGCGAAACGAGTCCACAGGAATCAACGCTTCCTGCTCGAGTTCGATGACATCCGATCCGAGATGTACCTGTGGATGGCTGCACACCCGGACAAGTTGTCCCGCTGGCGGGAAGAAGGAAAGGTCGGGACAGGGAAGCTGGGCACGGCCCTCTACCGGGCCGGCATGCGCTGGGCAACGAAGGAACGAGCCATCCTCACCCGCACCCAGGTGCAAGACCACGCGTTCTACTCCGAAGCGATCCTGCACGAGCTGCTTCCCGACGTGTACGACTACGACAACTGGATCCTCAACACGTTCGAGGATGACACGGACGGACGTACACAGTCACGTCCCGGTGAGGGCAACACTCGGCTGGCGATGCTGGTCGATGTGAAGTTCGCTCTCGATTCACTCACCGAAGAGGATCAGGAACTATTGCAGGCCCGGTTCGCTGATGGCGGGATGGATGTGCAGATCCTCGCAGCCACCTACCAGGCTCACGAGTCCACGATCCGGCGTCGTGTCAGGAATGCGCTCAGGAAACTGTCAGACAAGCTCGGTGGCGAACCACCGTGGGTTTAGGAGATCGCATGTCTTGGTGGGTTGTGCCTGTCTTGGCTGGTTTAGGTGTGCTTGGGTTGCTCGCTGGTTGGACTGTCGGCACGATCATCGCGGCTTTCAGGCAGCAGCCGATGGATGTTTGGGAAGACTGGGAAGACTGAAGCGCACGATGTGCAGACCCCCTCGTTGTTGAGGGAGCCTGCACACCAGAAGCAATCCTCAAACACGTGACAATCCCACGAGGATGTCCCAACCCTCAACACCCAGAGATGACTCCGTGAGGACAGACTCGAGGACCTGACTGCGGTGGTACAGGGACAGGACACACTCGTCCAGCGGGGCACTGTCAGGGATGTTCAGCCGGTTCACCTCGGCTAACCAGTCACGCACATCCCGCACGGTCGCCTTCTCCGCATCCAGATACACGCCAATGGACGCGTCACTCTTGACACTCATTGCAATCACTCCAATCTAGAAATCGTCCGGGTCTTCACGGTCGTACTGGTCGGCGATCATCGAATAGATCACCGCCTCCTGATAGTTCAAGAGCTGCTTCTCTTCAGGCGTGAGTGTCGAAGTCAACGTTCACCTCCCTCGCCTTGATGATGAAATCCCACAGGTCGTCAGCGGTTTCCTTGTTCGGGCATGAGATCGCCCACGAGGTGAACTCCCGCAGCATGTGATCCTTCATGGCACGGGCACCCAGGTTCCACCACATGCGATTCGAGGAATCCCCTGTGCCGATCACGCCGTGCATGGCTCGTCGTCTGCTTCGGTCGGCACGGTTAAATAGGATCCGCAACTCAAACACCTCGCATCCAAGAAATAGAAGCTGATCCTGTTGTCATCGAAACGGGCAGCAACAGCGAGCGTGTCGTTGCCACACAAGCACGTGTGCTGCGGACCGGCCCACGAATAGTCCGGGCCGTCAGGGATCTCATTGAAGGCCACCTTCACGGGCTTAGACACGCACCCACCTGTCACCCACATCGTGCTGGCACGAACAATTCAGGTCCGTGCAGCGCAGATGCGCCTGGGTAGCACCAAACCTGTCACCCAGGCCGTTCAGGTCACCGCCTGCTCGGCAATGGGGGCAGATCACGACGCCTGCTTCACGTTCTGAAGCCCCACATACGCCGTCACCGGCACCACCTCGAGCCGGATCCCCACCTTCCGTCGCAGCTCACGCCGCTGATTCGGTGACAACCCACCCCAATACCCATACTCCTCATGCCGCAACCCCCACTCCAGGCACTGCGACTGGATACGGCACGAGTAGCAGGTCTGGTGAATGATCTGCTTCTCCATCACCGTCACGTTCGACGGCTTGTCCGGGTAGAACAAGCTCGTACCGATGGACGCGCACTGTTGCGTGCCGTCGAATGCCGGGTAGCGCATTACTGCATCGCCTCGGCATACCTTGCAATCACCTCAGGCTTAATGCGCCCACGCGCACCCACCTCGATGCCCTGGGACTTCGCCCAGGCACGAATCGCACGCGAATCCACCTTGCTAGTGGTGCTAGTGGTGGGGGTAGGGGCTGGTGCCTCATCCACCACGGGCGCAACCTCGGGCTGAACCGCCGGAGTCCACGACGGGACCATCACGTGCGGGTATTCCTCAATCGATGTCGAATCCATTACCTTCTCCTACTTGTTGTCATGGCAGGTGCAGGCGCACCGCCGATCCGAATTCACCAACCACACAATGCATTTCTCGTGCAAGTCATCAATGCACCAGCCAAACAGGGCC